CGGGTCCGTGTCCAGCGCCGCAATGTCCGTGTCCAGCGCCGCAATGTCTCCTGCCCCGCCTGACGCCGCCACCGGAAGCGTCACGTTCGCCACGGAGAGCGACCCGCTCCCCCCTTCACCGTCGAACCTCGCTCGCAGCCCGATCCGCTTCAGAAGCAGGCTCCGCGTTCCGGCCCTCTCCGCAAACTCAAGCTCCGCAGCGATAGGCGCCCCCGCGTCCGTCTCCGCGAGTGCGGACATGACATACACCTTCCCGTCCCCGCCGCCGATCCACGTACTCCGTTCCCGCGTCGCCACCGCAGACACCGAGAACGGAAACCGAAACGCGCCGATCCACGCAGCCGCCACAATGTCGTACACATACAGATCTCCCGTCGTCCCAGGACGACACCAGATCTGGTTCCGGCTCGGCACACTCCACATCGCTCCGTCCGCCGTCGTCCGCGCCGCAATGTCCGGATCGATGGGACTCGACCCCCCGATGACCATGCCGCCGGCCTCCGCCGACACCTGTGCCATTCGCAGCCCCCGCCAGTCCAAAACAAGCAGCGACGAGTGCAGGAACGCCCCGGCGAACTTCGACACCGGCAGCGTGTCCTTTCCAACACCGACCACAGCCCAATCCGGATACGTTCCCGTCAACCGATAGGCCGCCCCGGCCTTTCCGTCCACGGACCCCTTCAGCACCACAACCTCAGCCCCGAACGGCGCGGCATAGACGACGGACAGCCCGTCCTGGTATCCGATCTCCACAGAGATCGCATCCGAGTCGATCCCGGAATCAAAGTCCCAGTTGTCCAGCTCACCGACCCCGGAGAACTTCAACTCGCTGTCTCCAGCCTTCGCGACGGCGACCCGCCCCCCCGTCATGAACACGATCGATGCCTCCGGCGCGTTCGTTCCTCCGGCCAGATGCGTTTCCGCCAGTGCCGCCACCAGCCCCCCGCCGTCCTCCGCAACACCAAGCTCCACCGAGACCAGCGCCGCCGCCGCCGGCACATCAAGAATCGCGTCCCGAACCTGCGCCGCCGTGGAGGAGATCGCCGACGACGCCCGCGCCAGGCTCACGGAGATTTTCTTCTCCGTCACCGTCACCGAAAGCGCCGCCGTCGTTCCGCCCGGGTCCAGAAACTCCACCGAGATGTCGTTCCCGTTCGGTCCCTTCTCCACCGCGCGGAACACCAGGTCGTTGTCCTCGCCGTCGAACGCGGCGGTAAAACTTGCCGCCGTCCCACGCACCGTTTTCAGTGTTTCTCCGTCGTACACCTGGAGCACGCCGCCACTCGCAACGAGCACATGTGACTCGTCCCCCCACAGCGCGAACACCGGCGGCTCGTCGCCGGAAAGTGCTCCAACCTCGGACACCTCACCCCCAACCGCCAGGTAGAGAGTCCCACCCGCAGAAGCCAAAAGCGCGTCCGCTGAAATGGCAAACAGCCCGTTCACGGCCGCAGCGCCTTCACCGACGGTGCACACCTCCACCACACCGTCGCGGACTCGCGGGAGTCCATAGTTCCTATCCAGCTCAAAATTCACCGCACGCCGATACTGCCCCTCCGCAACCTCGCCCGGTGCAGCTGCGGAATTCATCCCCCCCGCGAACGACCGGTAGAACAAAAGCTCCGTCCTCATCAGGTCCGAGATGTGCGAATCCTTCCGTCGCGGCATCAGGAAGTCACCGCCCCTCGGTTCGCCGCCGCCGCGCGCCCATCCAGCGCAATGTCCTGCGTCACATCGAACTCGTGCAGGTTCAGCGCACGAATCGCCGCCAGAGAGAGAATCGCCTCCGCGTTCTCGTCACCGAGGGGGAGCATTCCTCCTGCAGTCAGGTCCTCCGGAGAGATCCAGCAAAGAGTCTCCACTTCATCCCCCTCGTACAGACGGAACCGTCCCGAACGGATGCGCACCGGCACCTGTCCGGCAAACCGCAGAAACCGAGCCGGAACAGGCATCTCCTCCGTCACGAGAAGCTCCTCTGCAATCCTCGTATCCCCCGCCGCAGCCAACTCCTCGAACCGCGTCCGCGCCGCAGAGTTCAGGCAGTCCAGCAGTGCCTCGTCCGAATACCCCGCCGCCGCCTCGTCCCGCACACGCATACGCAGAATGGCCAGAGCCTCCGAGACAGTCATACGTAGTCCCTCCGTCGCGGCCCGAGATCAAAATAGCCGCGCACCAGCGTCCGCTCAGGCGCCACCCCGGAAAGAAGCTGAACCGCCTGGTCGTGCCAGAGCGAGAACATCTCCTGCCCCTTTTCGGCGATCCGGAAAGCCGCGTACTCGATCACCATGTCCTCCAGATCAGTCGGCCACGGAGACGTACTGTCACGAACCAGCACCGCCGCCTCCGGGACCCGCAGCACCCGCAGCGCATACACCCCGTCCGGAATCGGCACCAGCCGCAGCCCCGTAAATCCGACCGTGTAGTATCCCTGCGGCTTCCCCGTCGCGTCCGCGTCCACGGACTCGACAGGCACCGCAGCAACCCGATCCCCGTCAATCCACACGTCCAGCAGCTTCAGCGTCGGGCCGACCGTAACCGTCGCGACAGCCGTCTCCGTCGCCGAAACCGTCTCGACGGCGAGCACCTGCGGCCGATGGATCGCCGCCAACCGCGCCAGCATGCGGTGCCCCTCGTTCAGGCAATGCATGGCCTCGTAGTCGGAGACCCGTGCCCCGCTCATGTCTTTCACCTTGTACCTGACAGCAAGAATCAGGCTTTCCATCGGCCGCATGCCGCTCACCCCCAGGATCGCGGGAACCGCGCAGCAGTCCCCGCACACTGCACGAAAAGGGGGCGGAACCCCGCCCCCTTTTCGTCATCTGAACGTCATCGTCCCCGTCGCGGTGGGGATGTCCGCCGAAGCACCGAAGAACTTCGTCGGCGTGTCCGCCACCAGAATCTGCACCGTCTTCCCCGTCGCGAGCGCTCCGGCGGAGCTTTCAAGCAGCACGTGCACCACCCCGTCCGAAAACACCACATCACCCGACGGAGTCAGGTTCACGTCCGCCGACAGATCCTCAGAAAGCGTCACCGTCGCCGAGCCGTTGAACCAGTAATGGATTGCGCCCGCTTCCGTCGCCAGCGCAATCGTCACGTCCTTCGACCACGCGATTCCGGCGTAATCAGCGCTCGCGGGGCTCTCCGGAAGGCCGGAGACGGAGAACACCACATCCCCCGCAGCGCCCTTCCAAAACGCGTCCCACGTGGCCACACCGTCTCCGCCCCCGTGAATCAGCCAATCCCGCAACTCCGTCACCATCGTTCCGAGAGCCACCCCACAGAACGCGGCACCCGCCCCAAAGACGACGAGTCCCGCAAGCAGAAGCACCCGAATCAGGCTACGCCGCAGAAACCGTCGAAGGCGTCCCATCTCAGTCGCCCGCAGCGGAGGACACAACCGTGATCAGCCCGTAGTCCTCGCCGTTGAATTTCGTTTTGGCGAAGCCGTGGATCAATCCCGTGGCGAACCCCGTCTGGTTGTCGTAATCAAACAGTTTTTCGCGCCAGAACGGTTCCTGCGCCACGGCCCAGACCCCAGCCTGGCACCCCATGAAGAGATTCCATGCGACATGAGCGCCGCCGCCTCCGTCAGCCGTCCGCCGCACCAGCTCGTGCTCGTGGAGGATCACTCCATCCCAGATCCCGAGCGCTCCGGTGAAAAGCGGGTTCGTTTCGCCGCGCAGGTTCGCGTCCTTCTGCGCATTCACCCACTTCTCGTCTTTCTTCAGATCACGCGCCGTGTAGGGATGCACCACCATCACGTAGTGTGTATCCCCCTTTGCCCGCACCGCCCGGATCTTCGGCCGCGCCAAAAGCGCCTTCCGTTTCACCGTGGAAATGTATTCCGTGGTGAGAAGATCCGTGTTGTCCAGCGTTTCCACCGTTGCGTGGTCCGCAGAGGTAAGGAACGTCCTCCCAGCGGTCGGAGCCGTCCCGAGAATCCGGAACCGCTCGCGCTCCAGATACTCCACCAGCCATGTCTTCAGCTTTTCCTTCGCGTCGGCCCGCATTTTGTACGCTGCCTTCTGCTCTTCCATCTTCCCCTTCAACCGCACCGCGTGCCGCTTCTGGTGCACCGTGATCGGGAAGTCGTGGGCCTCGATCTCCTCCTCAAACCCCTCAAGCGTCTCGTCGTCATCGACGCCATCTCCGGAGAGCTTCATCGTGAGCGCGAACGTCATCTGGTCTCCCTGGTCCTTCGACAGATCGGTCTTTTTCTCGATGACCGAGTTCGGACCTTCGCCGATGAACCCGTGCGTCTGAAAGTATTCCTCGATCTGGGCGTCGATGAAAAGCTTCTTCGCCCAGAGCTTTTGCACCAGTGCTTCCGGTACCCGTGTCACTGCCACCGTTTATCCCCCCAATAGTTTTCTCTGCACGTCGGGGGAGAGCCTCGCGAACTGCTCCGGCGAAAGGTTTTCAAGGTCCTTCAGGTTCAGCGTTCGGCCTCCGGTCCCGGAGACCCCACCGCTGCGCGGTCCTCTCCGCTGCTCCTGTGCTGGGTTGTCCTCCACACCCTTTTCGCCGCCGTCCGGCTTTCCTCCCGTGTTTGTGCCGTTTTTTCGCCACACTTCATACGCCTTCCGGATGTGCGGCGCCAGAACATCCGCGTCCCACGTCCGGATCGCTTCCAAAACCCGCCGTCCCTCACGAAACGGAAGCGTGTCCAGATATCCCGTCTGTGCGAACCGGACGAACCCGTCCATGTCCGGTTCGCCTGTCTCGACCGCGAGCGACTCCAGCACCCGCAGCACGCGATGCTGACGCTCCTGGGTCGAGTAGGCCTGGAACTGCTGCTGCACCTGCCCCTGGAAGGCATTCGCAATGCCGCCGGACAGCACAGAGACCAGCGCCACCATGTGTTCCTGGTTTCCCACCGGATCAAAATCATCCGGTGCCACACCGAGCATTTGCGACGCGGCAATCTTCGCCTGCGCCGCAGCCGCCCGCACCGCGTGCGACTGCTCCAGCGGTGTCGGAGCCGGCGCCCGTTCCGGCACGCGGGCAACCCGCTGCTCCAGTGCAGCCAGCCGCTGCTGCAGCTCACGTCGCTTCTCCCGCTCTTCGTGGAGTGCCGCCAGGGGAACCATCCGCCCCTGCACGCCTCCGCGCTCATCTGTCGCTTTCCGCCCCCCGGGCTCTCCGCCCGTACCGCCCTCGTCGCCGCCACCGGCGCCGCTCTCGTCCGCATCCTCGGGCTCTCCGCCCGCACCGCCCTCGTCGCCGCCGCCGGCGCCGCTCTCGTCCGCATCCATACCGGCACCCGCCAGGACCTCCTCGAGAACGTCCTTCCCGAAACCGCCCGGGATCAGTTCATCCAGCCCCTCGATGCCAAAACTCCCGTCCGCGTTCTTGACCACCTTCATGGTGTGTTTCCTCCTCTCGGGCATCCGCCCGTCTTTCCGCCCGTTCGTCGGCGGCACGAAAAAAGGGCGCGGAGCCTCGCTCCGTGCCCTTCAATCCCTCGTATGCGCGTGTCAGTCCCGTGTCACATCACCGGCACCTGCTGCCGTATCTGTTCCTGCGGTCCCATCGGGCCGCCCATCTCGCCCGGAGGAGCGCCGCTCATCCCCCGCCGCCTCGCCTCCTCCATCTCCATCTGCCGCTGACGCATCATCTGCTCCTGGAGGAGGCGCTGTTTGATTTCCTCTTTCTGCGGCAGATCCGATGCCTCCAGAAGCACGTCCGGCGGAATCTGGATGCCAGCCTGCGCCGCCTCGATAAGTGCGTAGTACTGCGCCACCCGCTGCGTCGCCGTTGCCGGGGTCTCGGAAATCACAATGTCGAACCGCCCCACCGAGAGATCATTCACGGTACGCGTCACCGCCTGGAGCGTCATCGGATCGATGAGCGGCGCCCCCGTGGCCGGATCGACCAGCGGGACCTGCTGGTTCACCGGCAGAAACGCCATTTCTCCGTTCGGTGCGGTAATCCGCACCATCATCGGCTCTCGCAAATACTGCTGCACCGTGCCAGGTTTCCCGCGTTTCCCCCAGAGCAGATACAGCACCTCCCGTTTCCAGCGCCGCAACTGCTCGAAGAGGTAGGCCACCTGTGTGACTGCCTGGCGCTGCCGCAGCTCGATCGCGCGGCCCGACGACGACGCGGGAACGTCCTGCCCCAGCATCGCCTCGTTGATCCCGCTGATCTGCTGCAGGTCCTCTTTCGATTTTTCTTCTATGGCCACAAGATTCTGTGGCACAGGAGGAGGCGGTATCTGGTGCGGCTCCGACGGACCCTCATACGCCACCATCACGCCAGGAGCGCTCCCCATCTGTTCCAGCTTCTTCACACCGTCGTAGTCCAGGGCGGCACGGCTGTAGACCCATCCCGAATTCGTCTGCCGGTTCACCACGTCGAGCCACTGGCTCCGACGCTTGTTGATTTCACGCTGCGGGTCCCGTAGGTCCCGCACAACTCCGGCAGGCAGGTTTCCGTCGTCCGCGTCCCCCTCGCCCATGACGTATCCGAGGAGCGGCACGAAGGGAATCTGCCCGTGCAGATACGGGGACTCCCCAGACTCCAGCACAACATCCCCAGCAAAGACCGTGTACGAGCACCGCTGCCGAGGGTAGTCCGTGTACTCCAGCTCCCACGCCGTGATAAGGCGGATCAGCCGCTCGTCAGCCTGGTACCAAAGCGCTTCCCCGCCGGCGAGCTCGCCGAACTCCTCCTCGCTCTCAGCTCTGGCTGAAAGTGCATCGATCTCTCCGGCCATCTCCGGGTAAATCGCCTTCAGCTCCTCCGATGTGGTCCAGACGGCGGAGAACAAAAACCGCACCCGCTCCATCTTGTACTTCTTCCAAAACAGCGGGTCCGGATAGATGTCAAACCCGCTCCGTCGCTGAATCCGGATGAAGGAGGACCCGTCCTCCTCGGGCTCCACGGACACCTCAGCCCAGGAGATTCCGGACACGATCGCATGGAAAAAGCACTCCGACTCCACCTCACCGAAGTCTGTTTCGTCCAGGATGAATTTCGTCACGGACTTCCTGACCTTCGCCAGCTCAAGGTCATCCGGCGTGCGAGGGAGAAACTCCGGGTCATATCGATTCAGGATCTGGTATCCGGAAAACAGGTTTATAAGCGGCCGAATCCGGTTGATTGTGATGGCAGGGCGCTTTTTGTCGATCAGCGCCTTCTTGTCTTGTTCATCCCACTGTTTTCCGGCCCAGAATCGATAATCCTCCAGGGCCTCTTCGTGCCAATCACTTGCGGCTTCGACGGCGAGGCGGAACCGCTTCCGGAGCCTCCCCAGGTCCGCCGCCGCATCCGGCATCATCCCCGCCAGCGTCTCCGGGTTCTCCGCGGAGAGTGTCGCCAACATCGAGTCCAGTGCTCCCGCCATCGCGTCCATGGTCCACCATCACCCCCAATATCTCTCCCTGCGCGATCCGCCGCCCTACAGGAGCGAAGGCCAGCACCTTCGGAATCGCGACTCCGGCACCGGACACCAGGTACGTGCCGGTCATCCGCGCCACGAACACCTCATGCCCTGAGTCGGAGCAGGCCCCGCCGCAGGGAACAACATCAACCGCCAACTCCACCCACTTTCCGGGCGGCAGGTACGATTCCCCCCACGCCCGGACCTCCGCCACAATCCGCATGCCCATCCTCCTTCGCGGGGAACTCCCCGCTCATCCGCCTCAGGTGAAGCAGAACCCGCACACCGGGCACTGCCTCTCATTCCTCGGGACCAACTCCCCGCAGCATGGACACTCCTTCAGATCCCCATCCACGAATCCCGCTTCCTCTCCTCAGCCCATGCATCCCGCGCCTTCCGCTCCTCCCGAACCGGCTTCCACGGCCGCGACATGCAGGCATATCGAAAATCGTCGTATGCGTGGTCCTCCGCCTCGGTGTCCACATCCTCCACCCGCTGCTCGTCATACGTGAGCGCGGGCAGCGTTCGGAGCAGATGCGTGCAGGTGGAAAAGATCCGCACGCCCGGAAGATCCTCACTCCAGCCCCGGAGCCGGTAGTGCACCTGTTGCTTGCCCTGAATCCGGTCGTTGTCGGCCGGATTCCAGTGCACGCCGGCGCGGGCAAACTCCTCCGCGATCGTCGGGCCGGTATGCCCGGTCCTCGCCCAGATGGACGGGTCTGCCACACCGAAGGCAATCCTTTCGCCCTCCTCCAGCGCCCGCACCCGTTTTGCCACAACGTCCGCAGTCTCCTGCGTCCCCACGTTCGGCTGCCCAGGCTTCATGCCGTACAGCTCCCGATACGTCCACATCACCCCGTCGAAATCCACCGCGTACCAGTGCACGGAATACGGCCGCGCAAAACCCCAGTCCATCGAGCGGAACCGAATCCACCCCTGGGGGATCTCGAAGGGCGCCACCTCGTGCCGCTCACGACGGAACTCCGTGAACACCTGGCCTGAAAATGCATCCCAATCGCCCTCGAGGAGGGCCCGCCGCTCGTCCTCCTGCAGGGACCGGAGCCGCACAAGATACTGCGGGTCCGCCTCCATGAGCTTCGGATTGTCGAAGAGCTTCGCCGGAATAAACACCCGGCTGAGCCCAGTCACCGGATCGCGGTACGTCACTCCAGGCGGTGCCACGTCCACGAACCGCCCCTTCACCCACGCATGCCCGAACCCTCCAGGGTTCGTCGTCGAGCGCACATAGCACCGGAGGAGCGGGTCGCTCGTGCGGCATCGTGAGAAAAGGTACAGATACTGTTTTTCATGGAAGTGCGTCAGTTCGTCGAATCCGATGAACTGATATTCATGCCCCTGATATTTCCGTTCATCCCCCAGGTGCTGCAGATAGCCGAACCGGATTCGTGCCCCGCTCGGGAAAATCCACGAGAAATCCCGGTCCCGCCATTTCGCTCCGGGAATGATCGCCGGATACAGCTGCGAGCTCCGGTCCATGAGCTGCTGCGCTTCCGGGTACGTCCGCCGGAAGAGGATCGCGCGATACCTCGGACGCGCCACCTGCCGGAGGGCCTCCACGAGGAGCGAGTCGCTTTTCCCCCCGCCCGCCGCGCCGCCATACAGGACCTCGAACTCCCGCCGGCGATGAAACGACGTCTGCGGACCTGGGTTCGGCTGCCAGATGACCTTCGGCCCCGCTTCCGAAGCCGGAGTCTGGACAGGCTCAGTCGTCGGCGCGTCTTTCCTCGGACGTCCAGGACCCGCCTTTGCCTTTTTCTCCGGAGCCTTCCCGCAGGCACTTTTCCGCCGCAGCTTTCGGAACACGGTCATTCCTCCCCCAGGTCCGCCGCCGGGAGCACAAGCACCCCCACGGAGACATTTCCGTCGATCTCAGCCTTCACGTCCGCCTTCACCCGGGATTCCACCGGAAACATCCCCAAGTGTTTCCCGAGGAGCTGAAGTGCTTCCAACTTCGAAGCGAGCTGCACCCGGAGGCTCCCGCCGTCCTTCGTCGTCGTCTCGGTCACCGACACGAGCGCCCGGCGCGCATCCTCTGACATTTCCTCCGTGTCCGCCACGACCACGCAGCCAGAACGAATTTGGAAGATTTCTGACGGGTCCACAAACGCAATCCGAGCTATTTCTCTCAGCACTGCATCCTGGGTGATCTCTGTTCTCCGCTCGCGCTCAGCCATCCTCTCGCTCAGCACCGCCTGAATGCGTGGATTCTGAAGGAGATCCGCCGCCATCCGATATGCGGAGCGCGAAGAATACCCCGCGCGAATCGCTGCAGCGGAAGCATTCAGGTCGATCATATATTCAGAAATAAATCTTTCCTGCCTAGCTGTTAGCTTTTTATTTATTAGGTTCTCCGAATTTTCCTTTTTTTTGTTACCTTGCATCGAAATCCCTCCAAAAACGCCCCAGTGATTGCAAGGGCTTTTTTGCCGAAGGTAACACAAGGGTTCTCGCAAACCCTTGTAACCACCGGGTTTTCTGTACCAAAGGTAACATATGTATCTTCTGTTACCTTGGTTTCGGTTTGCGGAAAAACCTGCGCCGACAGGGTTTCCGGCCCGTTTCTCATGCCCGAAAATCCGTCATTTAACCCAGCGGCACCCCAAAAATTAAACGGCTCCCCACGAAACGACGGAGAAAACAGCTCAATATCAGTGTTTCCAGTGCTCCGCACCGTGGCGTCAGATGTCGAGGCCCCGGCACAGCTCATCCATTTCATCCTGTGTTATTCCGCAGTAGGCAAGCGTCACTGCGGGAGAGCTGTGGTTCAACATCCGCTGCACTCGCTCCACCCCGACGCCGCTTTTCAGCATCCGGTAGGCGAATGTTTTCCGTAGCGTGTGCGTCCCGACGGGTTCAGTAATTCCAGCCGCTGCTGCGGCCTTTCGCAGAATGCGCCACGCCTGCACCCGCGAGATCGCCCGAGGCGACTTCCGCGTTCCGCGCAGCCCATCGCCGCTTCGCGAAAGGAAAAGCGGCTCGTCGAACGAAAACAGCCGCTCACGGAGATATGCCCGAAGAGCGGTCACCGCGCGGGAATGCAGAATCACGTCGCGACGTTTCCCTGTCTTCTGTTCCCGTACTCGCACGCGCTCCCCGACTTCCCACGTTTTCCCGGTCCGAACCGTCACATCCGCCACCCGGAGCGCGAGCAGATCCGAAACCCGCAGCCCCGTCGTAGTGCCAAGTTCGAAAAGAAGGAGATCCCGCGGCCCCCGGCGGCGCATCTCCTCACGGAACCGCGCAATATCCGCCATCCGCCGCAGCGGCTCCACGAACTCCATGCCACCACCCCCAGAACGCGCGCGGCCCCGGAGACGTTCCCCCGGAGCCGCATT